GCACCCACGGGTTGAACAGGCTGATCGGTGTCACGTCGCCCCCTTACTGTCCGCATAGACCTTGAATACCGTACCGGCGAAGAGCATCACAGGTGCTTGGATCGCGGCAAGAATCGCAGCGATCTCCATCCCGTTCCGCGCGTTTCCGGTCGCGAACCACATGCTCCACTCCGACACTGCCCAAGTCATCCAGATCGCAATCCCGAGGACCACGCGGCGGACCACTGCGTACTTGTCGATCCATAGCATCTCTCATGACCTCCGCTGCAGCAACAATACGGCCAGCACGGAACAGGCGAGCGGCAAGGTAGCTCCAGTGAGCATTAGCCCTTTCAGAATCTGGCATGGCGTCATGTCTTTCATCATGCGACCTCGATCCAGACTTCTTCGCCCAGCTCAAGTGCGGCTTCGATCTTGTTGAACAGCGCGTCGAATGCTGCGCGGGAATTCAGCAGCCAGTCTTGGCGATTCGACGGGATGCCCGTGCCCGGAAGGATGCAGCCCTCCGTATCCTCCGGCCCATTGCCGGGATGAATGCGCACGCCGACGTAGTTCGGCACATCGAGCAGGCGCGGCAGCTCGCGCTTGAAGCGATTGCTCCAGTCGATGATGATCCTGTACTTGCCGCGCGGGATCGCTGTCTTGCCGGGGATCTTTTCCCCGCCGTCTTCGAGCTTGCGGTCTGGATCTTCCAAGGCGTAGCACTGGAACACTTGACCGGCGTACAGAAGTCCGATGGTGCTCTTGTCAGTGAAGTCTCGCCGTAGGAGGAGGAGGTTCATTTCTGTGCCTGCGCCTTGCTGTGGTCCGTCACGCGTTCGACGAACAGTACGCGCGACTCAAGCTGCGCCAGCTGTTTCTGCTCTGCTTGCAGCATGACGTGGATCTCCTTGATCTCCTCGCGCGCCATCGCCCATATGCCAAGGCCGATCACCTGTACGCCGCTGATCACCCAAGCCATCACCTTCCAAGCGCCGCGCCCGCGGTTCAGCAGCGCGTCTTCCTGCTCGACGTGGTTTTCGTAGCTGGTCAAGTGCGCGTCGAGCTTCTCGCTGACGTCCTTGATCGTCTCCGTGTTGGCAATCAGGCTGTTGTTGATCGAGTTGAGCACGATCAGGAAGGACCGCTGCTTCGGGTCATCCTCCTGCATGATCAGCTGGTCGATGTCGAGCGGCAGCTTGTCCGTGGCGCGGCGGTTTTGTTGTTGTTGGGTCATAGCACGATCAAGGAAGTGAGTCCGTTGACAGGGAACGACAGTTCGAACGTGCCGTTGATAGACTTGTACTGTTGGTCAAAGACCAACACGGCAACGGCCTTGCCGCCGCAAGACTGGTTGTAGATCAGTGCTTCCTTGGCCGAAATGCTCGACCGTTCCCAGATCGGGCTCCTACTCCAGTTCACCCACGCGTAGTCGCCGTCCACGCCTTCGGAGTACCCGTCAAGAATCTGCCCGCCGAGAATGTACCCTTGCCCCTTGGACTCTCCATTGCTGCTGTATTTGTCCCTTGGGGCAGTCGTCTCGTAGAGAGCGATAAAGTACGTCGAGTCCGCACAATGCTGCCCGGTCAGGAACGCTCGCTTTGACGCGACTGGAATCTCGGTTTCGAAACTCACGCGGCCCTCCCGGTCTGCTTGTTGGACACGACATTACCTTCCTGCCCGCCCATTTTAGCACCGCCGGGGAACACATTGGCAGACTTCACCTGCCCCTGTTCGTCCCGCTGAAACTCGACGCTCGACTGCGGCTGCATAGCTTCCTGCTGTGCCTGCATCTGCATCATGGCTTCCTTGAGCTCAAGCTTGTCCTTGGACGGTATGATCTCGTCGGCCGGCATCGACAGGCCCTTGGCCACTTCGCGCAGGAGCGCCGCGCGGCCCGGCAGGCCCATGATCTGCTGATCGATCTCGTTGGCGGTCATCTGTGCGAACTCGACGCGGCGGACGTTCTGCTGTTCGCGGTTGGCCAGCACGATCGCGCCCTTGGCGACGACCATGGAATCGCCCTTGATCATCGGGTCGTCGACGTACCGCATGTTCCAGTTGTACTGCGCCTGAACGAGCTGTTCGATGATGTCCCGGTCGATGTACATGACCACCTGACGGATGCCCTTGCCCGCGGCGCCCATGAGCATCGACAGCCCGGACGACGTGCGGCCGGCCCCGCCGACCTGCATGTCTCCGTACACATATGCCGGGATGCCGGACTGGTCGTCGGCCAGCTTCAGGAAGTGCTGGTACACCATCATCAGCGGCTGCGAGCGATCGTCGGGCTGGTTGAAGTGCACCGCCGGCTGCCCGGAACCCAACGGGTCGTTCAGCGTCTGGTAGATCTGCCATGGCCGCAGTGTGGTGACCTTCTCGTTGCCGGCGAGGCGCTCGATGTTCACTTCCACCAGCGGGCCGGAGGCGAGGCCCATGTTGTTCGCCAGCGCTCTTGCGGCGGCGTTACACATCTGCTGGATGTCCTCGATGACTTCGGGTACGGCCGCGCCGTACAGTGAGCCCGGGCGCTTGATGAAGCTGGTGGTGTAGTAAGGCTTGCGGCCGAGTGGATCGTAGTTCAGAACGGCCTTGATCACCCAGCGGTCGATGATCCACGCGTTGACGTCGTACTCCGCGGCCGGGTCGGGGATTTCCTGCTCGGTCATGCCCCATTCACGCAGTTTGCTACCCGGGATCTTACCCCAAAACTCAAGGGCGTCGCATACTTCGGTTGGTCTGTTCCATGTGTCCGGCTTGTTCTCCAGTTCGGACTTCTGCTGCTCGTTCGCGTCAACCCACGAGGTAAGCGCCCCGCCGTAACTCATGGTGTCCAGCACAGCGCGGATCGCGTTGTCGTCGTACCCCGGGCAGCCGATCAGCTCGGAGAGCTCAGGCCGCGACAAGCGGTGGTGCTCGAACAGGTACCCTTCGTGGATCGACGAAATGCCCGGCTCGGTATACATCCGGAACGGATCGCAGCGGTTGTACGTCGGTTTGAGCTCGACACCAACGTTGGCGATGAACCCGCCCTGCCCGTCGGACTTCCAGCGCATGACCTTCTGCCGGCGGACGATCGGCCCCTTGATCCACGCGTTGCGATACGTGCTCAGATCGGTCAGGAACGCGTCAAACGCGGAGACCAGCCCGCCTTCCACGAACTGATCCTCGATCTTCATCCGCATGCGCTCTGCGCGTTCCGTGGCCTCTTCAAGCAGCTCACGCTCGCGATCGTCGTACGCGGTGTCCTTCAGGTGCTCCATTTCCTCGGACGCCGGCGCCATGCCGGTCTGCTGGATGACCTGAATTACCTTCTCGGCGAACCGCTTGGTGATCGTAGCCTCTTCTTCCGGCGGGAGCCCGGGCTTCGGCGTCGGCTTGACGTCGAACGGTATCATCCCTTCATCCATCAACACGTCGCGGAGCCAGCTCTCTGCGCCACGGCACTTCACGTCCGTGACCATCATGTACACCTCGGAACCGCCTTGCTGCCGGATCTGCGCCAGTTTATCCGGCTCGTACTCGCCCTTGCGCTGACGCATGGCCTTCAGCATGGCGTCACGGAGGTCGCTCTGCGCGTCGCGCGCAGGTTCCCAGAGGGTGTACAGGTGGGCGGCGAGGCCCTGCAGGAGTGGGGTGCTCTGGACTTCTTCGGCCTCGCGGAGCGCTGCGGCCTCAGCGTCGAGCTCAGAATTTGACTTGACAAGTACCAGACCGGGCATGAGTTTGCTCCACTGAAGTTCCGGTCTTATATCATATTTTACGCTGTCAAGTCCACCCGGCTGCCGACGCTACTTCGATTTTCCTCGCCTGCGGCTTTTCGAGCTTCCCGCCCTGCAGGGCTTCGGCGTGCAGGCACAGGTACTGGCTGGAGTCCGCCACGTGGCTGGCTTCGTTCTTCTCCGGCGTGTCGTCGGTCTCCCCGTCCTTCTTCACCTTGTACCGGTAACGCCCGCCCCAAGCCTTGATCAGCGGCAGTGTGTCGTTCGGGTCCAGAAGCACCCCCGGGCCACCGTCGATCGACCGGTTCAAAAACTCGTCAACCGCGGAAATACGGGCCACGATGCTGTTCGTACTGGCCGGCATGCACTTGAACCCCTTGGCCCGGAGTATGTCGTACACGGTCGATTCGTCTGTCTGCGCGCGCTGCCGGCCGGCCGGGTCCCCAATCACGAAGAACGTCCCGCCCGGGAACTTGGTAGCCAGATGCGGCTTCAGCATGGTGTCGATGAACCGCACGAGGCCCATTCCGTCGCTGGTCATGGCCGAGAAGATATTCAGCCGGCCCTTCACGTCAAGCTGGCCGATCGTGGCGCTGGGATTCAGCCCGAAATCTAGACCAATCAAAATCGGCCGCAGTCCGTTCAAAATGGGTTTCAGTGGTTCCTTGGCGACATGGAACGGCCTATTGAAACTCCGGTGCACTGGCTTGCCTGCGAGGCTCTTGCCGAACTTCGCGTGGATGTACACGTCGATGTAATCCTCGGACTTTCCCTTGGCCAAGTTCTCGTAATAGTTCGTTGGCAGCAGGTGCGTCCAGTCCGCCTCGTCTGACATGCCCGACGGCTGTATCGTCACATCGAAGTTATCCGGCGGGTCGCTCAGGAATTCCTCCCAGAATGTATCCATGTCCGGCGGGTTGGTCATGCCCCAAATGTGGCTGTTCGGCACCCCTTGGTCCGTCACGCATCCTTGGATCGGGTTCCCCTTGGCGTCCACACCCCACTCCGGCCTGTGCGGCACCAGCATGCCATCGGGGTACCGGCCGAGACGGCCCTGAACAGCTTCAAAAATATCTTTATGAATTTCTCGGAATTCATCCATCACGGCGAAGCTCGCCTGCAGGGACAGCAGCCGGCGCACGTCGTTCGCATCGTCAAGGCCGCGGAACAGCACTTCGCATTCGACGATGGTGTCGTCCTGCTTGGAGGCGAACCGCAGCAGGAACTTCTTGCCGGTCTTCAGCATGGAGCCTGCCATGCCATCCGGATACCACTTCAGGAAATCCGGGATGCTCGTATCGTCAAGCTGCTGCACGGTGTTTCGAATCCACACGCACCGGCTTCGCCGCACGCCGTCCTTGCACTGCGCCATCTGCGCCGCGTGGTACGCGATCTTCATGATCCCGGCCGTCGTCTTGGTCGAGCCCACCGGACCAACGATCAGCGCACCGAACTTGGTGCTCTGGAGGAACGCTTGCGTGGATTGTGGCGGTGCGAACTTCAGTTCGGTATCGGACATTGTCTCAGGCTTCGCAGAAGCTGTCTTCCGTCAGGTCCATGTTGATCGTGGCAGCCAAGGTCTTTGGCAGGAAATCCGGGGTTTCGCTTGGCAGCGATTCGATCACTTCGCCTTTACCCACGTCAATGAACTGTGCTTCAGCTTTTGCTTGGTTCGTCTGATCTCCAAGCACGATGTTGATCGCAAAGCCCGGGCCCCCGATCTGCTGTTGCTGTTGCTTCGGGTGCAAGTCCGCCAGTTTCGTGCAGAGCTCGGTGAATTCGAGCTTCAGCTTCAGGCTCGTTTCAGGGTCAACCGCACGGTGGAACGCATCCTCCAAGGCCACCACGGCCATGGCGTGGGCCTTTTCCCTGAAGTCAACGGTGTCGGCGGCGGTGCTCATGCCGGCTTTGTAGCCGGGTTTTCTGGCGGTGTCAAGTCGTTAAGTTGGTTAACGGTGATATTTTCAGGACATTTTATGTGTGAGATGGGTGGACGAACCGCCCCCCACCCCCACCCCCTGTCCATCTGCCCCCCCTCCTCGTCCGTTTCTCTCTACTTTCTGCGATATATGTGACAAGGTGTCACAAAATCATTCATTGAAAGGAATCACCATGGCAAACGAATTTAAAGCGATCAAAACCTGTGCAGCATTCAAGCTCGGTGCCGCCGTCGCGGAATGCAGCGAAAAGGCAATCGAACAATTCCGCATGCTCATCAAACCCGGCATGACCTATGCGCAATACAAGGTCGAAGCTGCTCAGTTCCGCGCCGGATACGAGGCGAAATCGCGCGTTACCGTGCAGAAGGACAAGGAAGCGGCCGCGCGGCAAGCTTGGTCGCGGCTGATGCGCCAGTGCGGTCTTACGCGTGACGCAAAGACCGGCGTCGCTGTCGCAGAACCGAAAGCCTCTGCGCCGCGCAACAACGGCAAGAAGGGCAAGAAGGGCGCCGCGCCTACCAAGGGTAATACCGGTGCAACAATGGTGCCGGAAATGGACAAGCTTTTCGGCGCCGCCGTTGCGGAGTATATCCGCAAACATGGCACGTTGCAGGGCGATATTATTCGCCTTGTGGAATCCAAGATTGAAACCGAGGTCGCTTCGGCCCGTGCCAAAGGCAAGCGCGCATCTTAACCAATGCAACAATACAGGCAGCCTTCGGGCTGCCTTTTTTTTCGCCCTGAATTTGGCAGCGTAGCGGAAATGAATTTGTGACAACGTGTCACAAAGTTAAATGCGTCAATGGCTACACGGGTAACGCTAACGGCGTTACCCTGATGACTGCTGCGAGTAATGAGCGTAATTGGGCGCGATAGAGTTCAATACGAAAGACAACATTTTTGCGCCGTAGATATCCATGGATAGATACCACCAGTACTGGGTTTGCGCCATTTTTGTAACAGTTAACGACTTTTGGACGCTAAATGCAAAACAGGGCCGCAGGCCCAGTATCCATGGGATTTAGCTGTTTGTATTTATTATTATAGTTAATAAGAATGTATGTATACAATCTCTACATGAGGCAGAGCGTCTTCGAATTTTGCACGCGCATTTTCCATCGCACCCTTGCTTCAAAGTCTCTCTGATGCGCGAACCAACGGATAATTTGGAAATTAACCAAAGCCTACACGGAAACCCGCACCGTTGACAGGAACAGTAACCAAGTAAATTAGTATCCACTCTTGCCTTTTTGTTTTTCATCGACTACACTTCTGGATATGTACACATTTTCGTAGTCAAAAAGGAGAAGCACCGTGAAAGGTAAAGTCATTTCGTTAACCGTTCCGCCTAACATTTACGACCGTTTGCAAATCTCGTCCAAGCTAACCGACTCGTCGGTTCAGCAGGTAATCCTGCGCGCGTTATGCAACTTATACGATATTCCGGTAGCTGAAGGAACTCTGCTGCGTAGTCGAAGCGACAAATCAATCGAACTCCAGAAACACTTGGAGTTCCGGAAAAGCGCTAACCTGTATGTACAGTTCCCTGTATACAGCAAAGAACCGTTCGAACGAGATCGATTCCCGAGTCCCGGAGAACGCCGTCGCACTATGCTCGCGTGGATGAAAACCGGACTGCAGCATACCAAGGACAACGAGGAACTGCTGCGCAGCGCGCTGCCTTACATCCACTACAAACGGACGGTGTCATACCCCATCCCACCGGAGACCGCCAAGAAACTGAACCTCGCCGCAGCAGCAAGAGGCATGTCGATTCAACTGTACGTCGGTTGCCTCATGCACATAGGCTTGCTGAAGCAAGGAAAGCTGGACGACTCACCGGCAGGCGGAGCCTAACCCCTTGCAGGGGCTTGACTTCATGGCGAAATAGGCGTATAATGTAGTTAATGGCTAGGGAAACCTAGTCAAAGCCCGGTTTTGTGACAGGGTGTCACAAAGCAACAACAAGAAAGGGCTGCGGTTGCACCGCCTAAACGCACGTGTGAAGTCAGAGCAAGGGCACGGAAAAGACGAATTGATCTGCTGCATGGGAGTGTGCGCTATGAGGCGCGCACGGACAACATCACGGACCGGGGACAATACTAACCGGCTCCCTCGCAGAATCGACGGACATGAATTGGATTGAATGTAAGGCGCGCTTGCGCCGGAAGAAGCAAACGAAAGGTCTAGCGCATCACGAAGCGCAACCAAGTAGTTTGCCTATTCTCTTTCTTTTCATCATGGTCGGATAACTCAGGCACACCAGTGCCCCTGCCTAGCGCACCACGAAGCGCAGCAGTCACTGGTCCCTCCCTGACGAATCCGTTTGCTAGGTACGAAGCGAGGTGTAATCCCTCCCCTAAGAGAACAATGTATCCCTGTCCATTAACGACATAGGCAAGGTGAATATGCCTCGGGCGTGTATCCCCGATCGAAGGCCCGCCTAAACCATGGAACACCACGCGTACCGACAGGATGCATCTGGATAGGAGAGCGCAACAACGCGCACAACCTATCTTCATGCAAATCATTCACTTACAGGAGAAGTACCATGAAAATGAAAAAGGTTTCAGGCGGAAGCCTTTGTGACACGAAGTCACAAAACGAAGCGCCGAGATTCGCGGCGTACATCGACGGCAAGCTGCAACCCGTAGTTACCCGTCCGGTGGTCGTCCATGTCAAGGGCAAGCAGCCCCCGTTCGACCACAACCTCGACGCGTACTGGCACTTCGAGCAGAAGGCGAAGCATGCGCTGCGCCTCGCGGCCAATAACAAGAACAAGAAAGGGGAAGCAGCATGAGCACGCCCTACCGCAGCATCAATCAGATGGTCATCGACCAGATCAAACACATGATCGACAACCGCATCCAGCGTCGCATGCGCTCGGACTACGACGACTACGACGAGAACAGAGAGTACTACAACGGTGCCATCCACGCCCTAGAGGACCTGTTGACGTACGTCGAGCGCCTGCCGCCGGTGTAGACGCGGTATTGGAGGAACTGAGATGAAAACGCACCCTGACCAACTTACCGCCGAGGAATGGATAATCCTTCGGCTTATGCGCCGCATGGTTGGCACCCCTGCCGTAGTCAGCAGTGAGTTCGCTAACACATGCTTTTTCATATACAAAATCATGACGCCTAGCTGCTTCACCTCCGCTTGCAGGGAACTGCAAAACGACGAGGTGTTCCGCCCCGATACGGAAGGCCTGCTCACCATGAACGAGGTACTGCTGAAAGGAAAGGGGGAGCAGCATGAAAACGAGTGATCTGACAGGTGTGGCGCTCGACTGGGCGGTGGCGACGAGGTCGCCGTTCCGGAGGAACTGAGATGAACATCCGTAAAGTGTGGCGCAGCCAGTGGCTCGCGCTATGCGAAGCGATCCTGCAAGGGCGTGAGTTCTCCCGGCTGCAACCCGTACAGGGGAGTTTGCTATGAGCAAGAAACCATGGAAGCGCAGGTACCGCTTGGTTAGGAGGTATTATGCGCATACGCAATTCTGCGACAGTTTGGTGTATAAGAACGTCAAGTCAGCTCTAGCTGCTGCTGTTGCGCTCAGGCTTGGAGGTGAAGCGCCCAACGGCTTCACCTTGTGTATTTACCGAACTGACCCGGACGGCAAGTGGCGTCTGTACAAGGAGTTATCATGATCGAGTACATCGTTGAGCAAGTACCGGACGCCCGGTATCCCGTCGGCTGCGCGGTTATCAAAGGCCGCGAGTTGCTGACGTTCGGGCAATTCACCAGTCATCAGGCTGCCGAGGCGTGGGGCGCAATCATCCGTGAACGCTGCATCAAGGAGTTCATGCGCAAGGGCGAGATCACGGACGAGTTCCTTGACCTCATAACCGGGGAGCATCCGGATGAACACGACGCTGCAAAGCTCAGGCATTGAGTACTATTTCTTGGGAGATGGGGGTGTCCATGTTTTCAAAACCGAAGATGAAGCGATCGTTGCGCAAGCAGCACTACGCTTGGCTGGCGTCGAGGTCGGTAAAATCTACTCGGTCAAAATTATCGATACCAATTTTGTTTTGCTCGGAACAACCGGCAGCATCAATACCGAAACCGAGTATGGCTGGTCTTGAGGCGTTGCAGAACTACTGCGACGTTCTTGAAATCACGTACCGACTCGGCGGACAGGATTACGTCGATTGGCGGAACTACCGTTCATTTGCCGAAACCATCCACATATTGAAGGAGGAATCCATCATGGTCTAAGACCGCGCTACGGCGCACACATTGTGCGTGACGACCGGCGAGACTGCGCACAGTCTCCACCGTGAGCGCCTATTGGGACGACCTGTGACTACGCAGGAGGAGGATTGTGCGAAGAGTACCAACCGAAATGTGACACGAAGTCACAAAATCATTCATTGAAGGAGAATCAAAATGGCTGCATTCAACACCGTTGTTTCCGACGCAACCCACATCTTCACCAACAACCCGAAGCAAGCTGTCGTTCTCGAAGGCCCTCCGGGGGGCGGTAAGACCGCTGTCGGCTTCGAGATCGCGAAGAACCTCGGCATTCCCGAGGAACATGTGTTCGTGTTCCGCCCGAGCACCAAGGACGAGACCGACCTCGCCGGCCTTCCGATCCTGACCGACGACTACGCCAAGTGGTTGCAGTCCGAACTGATGTACCGCATCAACGCCGCAGCCGCGGCCAACGGCAAGGCCATGCTGTTCATCGACGAGATCGGCCACAGCACGACGCGCATGTACAACGGACTGGCGTCGCTGATGCTCGACAACGAGGTCGGTGGGCACAAGCTCGACGAGCGTGTCGTGAAGTTCTGCACGACCAATCGTTCCGAGGACAAGGCCGGTGTCACCCGCATGCCGACGCATCTGGCCAATCGCCTGTTCCACCTCAAGATGGAATCGAACCTCGAAGGCTGGGTTGATTGGGCCCTTGGTGCCGGCATCCCCATGTGGATGATCGCGTTCCTGCGCTTCAAGCCGGCCATGCTCAACGACTTCGACCCGAACCGCAAGGTGAACCCGACCGAGCGTACGTGGGAGCTGCTGTCCCGTGCCACCAACGACACGACGCCGGACGACGTGTTCTACCGCCTGAGCGAAGCTGTCGTGGGCGAGGGCGCCGCCGCTGAATTGGCTGCGTTCCGTTCGGTGATGTACAAGCTGCCGAGCGTCGACACTGTGCTGCTGTCGCCGAAGGACCACCCTGTTCCCGACGAAGAGCCGGCGGTCATGTTCGCCCTGATGGGGGCACTGGCCAACGTCGCGGCCAAGGACAACTTCGATCGGATGTGCGAGTTCATCCTGCGCTGCCCGCCCGAGTTCCAAGTCCTCGCTGTCAAGGACGCCATGAAGCTCCATTCCGAGATCAAGGGCACCCAAGCGTTCGTGAACTGGGCGCTGAAGAACAAGAACATCTTCATGTAAGGAGGGATCATGTCATATCCAATCAGCAACCTTGTCGGCAACTACGGCGGGATTACGCAGTACGCTCGTATCGCGTCGTTCCTCTCCTTCCGACGGAAAGACTTGGGGTATCGCCGCGCAGGGGCGGCGGTCTTCAGCGAGGGGGATAACTGCATCTTCGTCCAACACCACGCTATGTCCACGCCCTTCGCCATGATCACCAGTGACGACGCGTTCACGTTCCTGCGTGAGCCGAAAACCCTCGGTGAATCCGGCCTTGTTAGACAGCTGACCACAAGGTACACCTCGTTTCGTTCGCGCAAGAACGTCATCAACCGTTGTTACATATGGGATGGCAGGCGACGCGTCCCTTGCGGCGCGGGAACAGTCATCAAGCGCAGCGGGGTGTACAACCCGGTTCCTCTCGTTCGCATACGCCCCACGAAGGAAGTGAACAAAGCGTGGAAGAAGCTGTACGGCACAGTCGCGCCGGCTGTGTCTGCGTTGGTTCGCCTGTCGGAGGACGATGGTGCGAACCCCAAGCAGTTGTCGAGGTCGACGTTGCTTACCTTGCTCGAAGACGGCAACCCTGATCTTTCCGCCATGATCGCGTGGGGGAGATACGCTACTAATTACAACGGGTGGAGGGCCAATCAAGTCGGACCGGCGTACGACTTAGAGTACAGGAAGCGTGTCATCAGCAACACTCGCAGGGTCTTCCGCGAAGAGTTCTACCGTGCGCACAACGGGTACGAGCAGTACGAAGTGCAAATGTGACAGCCTGTCACAAACAGCCGGCAAGCGATAGCTGCCGCCTGTCACAAAATTCATTCACTGAAAGGAGTAACACCATGAAATACGCATCCCTCGCTGACCGCGCCGCCCTGTGGAAACTCAAGGTGAGCAAGCTGACCGTGTACAAGCGCGACAAGAAGGCCACGCAGATGGTCGCTGACGCCAACGAAGGCCGCAAGGTGGGCAACTTCAACAAGAAGCTGTTCGACGGTTGCGGCCCGGTCGAGAAAACTCTCGACGCCTACGGCGCTGTCTACGCGCATTGGTTCAACAACACTGCCCCGTACATGGACTACGAAGGCGAGCGTCTTATCCGCAGCGACAAGCTGATCGACTGCATGCGCGAGTTCGGTGTGCTGAAGGCCGAGGCCGAGCGGCAGCTTTCCAACCTTATCCCTGCGTGGCAGGGTTGCATCGCATGGGACCTGAACAGGCTCAAGCACCTCGGCAACCCGGCGGACTATCCGGATTCGCCTGAGCAGTTCTTCAGCATCTACTCGCAGATGCGCCCGGTGCCGTCGGCTACCGACTTCCGCTTCGACATTCCGGAGGAGGAGAAGGCGGCGCTTGCACAGGCAGAACAGGACGCAGCGGCTCAGGCGCAGAAGTACGCGCTCGAAACCCTGATGGTGCCGATGCAAGCGTTCATCCGCCGTGCAAGCGAGTACACCGGCGAGAAGGGGCAGCGTTGGCACGACAGCATCGTGACCAACATCAAGGACGTGGCGGAGGCGGCGAAGGGGCTCAACATCATGGGCGACCCGAACATCGACGCTCTGATCGCTGACCTTGAGGCGCTGTGGCTTCCGATCTCGTTCGCTCCGTCCGTGGTCAAGGAATCGGTGGCGCACCGTGATCAGGCCCGTGACGAACTCGACGCTATCATGAAGCGCATGGCGGCGTATGCAGGGGGGCTGTGATGGCCAAGTTCCGAAACACGTTCGAGTCCCTCGTGCAGAAGTCCAACAGATGGGAAACCAACTACGACACGCACGAACGCAGTGTGCAGCATAACGGTTGGCGGTACCACGAAGGTGGCCGCATCGTGCAAATTGTTACCGGGTCTAACAATCCGGGCAACAGGCATATGTTGGCGGTAGAGTCCGGTTGCGAGTGCATCATGCTCTCCGACTATAAGGGCAAGTTGTATCTGCCTGATGGGGAAGCTGTTCCAAAGGCGTGGTTCAACCAGAACAGCGATCTTCTGATCGACAGAGAGCACAACCGGGTCCTCTGCGCGGACATCTTCTGGTCCGTAAAGTGCGATATGAATCGTATCGAGTACACGCACCGTGACGCCATGCCCCGTGGCCCGACATTCCGCATCGACATACCCGATCGTAAACGGGCCAAGGAAGTGCAGAAGTTGTTGGCCGATCGCGTCGCTGTCGCCACGGCGATCTACAAGCTCGATCCCAAGCCGCACAACGGATTATCGTTCAACAGCGCGGACGAGTTGTTAGGCGAATGGAGCGAACAAGTGACGGTCGCTGTTGGTCGTGCAAATGCAGAAAACAAGTGGTGGGACCTGCTTGTGTGGGCGTATACCGAAGTCACCCACGTTCCTTATTTACAGATTGAAAGGAAATAAAATGACACCCGAAGAGAAACTCCAGAAAGCGCGAGCAGTCATCGTCATGGACGAGCCGTTCTTCGCAGCGATCCTGCTGCGTCGCAAGCTGCAGCCGATCAACCAAGGCACGTTTGCGGTGGATGCGCGCGGCCAGATCTACTACAACCCGAAGTTCGTCGAGCCGCTGTCCGTTGCGCAGTGTGTGTTCGCCCTCGTTCACGAGGTGTTCCACGTGGTCAAGATGGACTTCATCCGTCGCGGCGCCCGTGCGCCTCGCAAGTGGAACATGGCCGGTGACGCGTGGATCAACAACTACCTGCTTGCGAATCGTATCGGCGAGCCTATCGAAGGTTGTATCAACTGCAACGGCGGTACGCACATCAACGCTGACCTTAAGGCAGACACGACGGAGACGATCTACGAGCGTGTGCCGGAAGACGACGGTTCTGGCTATGGCAACGGTGCCGGCGGCTACGGTATCGGCGATGACTTCATGGACGGCGACGGCGATCTTAGCGAGGCCGAGCGCTCCGAAATCGAAGCCAAGACCAAGGTGGAAATCGCTCAGGCAGCGCAAGCGGCCAAGATGCAGGGGAAGATGCCGGGCAACCTGCAGCGCATCATCGACGAGGTGCTGTACGTCCGTACGCCGTGGGAGGACATCCTTGAGCGCTTCATGAACGACGTAGCGCAGAGCGAAACCACGTGGAAGCGTCCGCACAAAAAATACGCTCCGCTTGGCTTCTACCTGCCCTCCGTGCAGTCCGAGAACGCGCTCGGCGAGATCGCGCTGCTGATCGACACGTCCGGTTCCATCGGTGACAGGGAACTCCAGTTCTTCGCCGGCCACCTGAACCGCATCATGGAGACGTGCAAGCCGACCAAGGTACACGTTGTGTACTGCGATGCACGGGTGAACCACGTTGACGAGTTCGGCGAGGAGGACTACCCGATCAAGCTGTCGCCGTACGGTGGTGGTGGTACTGACCTCCGCATGGGCTTCGACTACGTGCGCGACAACTGCGAGAACCTGTCGTGCTTCATCGTGTTCACGGATTGCTACACCCCGTGGCCTGACCCGAAGGAAGTCGAAGCCCCGACTCTGGTCCTGAGCACCACGCAGGAGACCTCTCCGTTCGAGACCGTGTTCTTCGAGGTGGAGTAATGTATGAACGACCCATGGAACGCACGTAACGACCGCCAAGCCCTTGAGTGGGTGGCGAACGGAATGGGGTTTCAGTTACAGCCTAACCATCCGTTCCGCAAGCCCGTTGCCTTTGTGTACTCGTACGAAGACAGGTGGCACGGGCGCCTCGCGACAGAATCCCCGTTTGAACGGGCAAACACCATGAGCTTCGACACTTGTGAAGAAGCCAAAGCTACACTGCAAGCCCTTTATTTACTGACTAAGGAGAAATGAAATGCTGGTATCCAAGAAACGCGGTATCGAAGCCGTATCCCACATGTGCGCAGTAATGCGTACAGCCGAGCTGGAAACGCTGCCCAAGGTAGCTCTCAGCAAGGAGGAACTCCCCCTGCTGCCAAACGTGTTCGACGTTGTCGACAGTTTGTGGGGGAACAAGATCCACCTGCGCGGCATGATGCTCGCCATGGGCCTGAGCAAGTCGGAGAGAACGAACATCCGCTACAAGTTCGGCACTTCGCTTATCACGCAGGTTAAAGCAAATTTCCCAGTCACGGCTCCGAGAAACGCAGACCTGTACGAGTGCATCGACTACCAGATTCCGGACACTTGTCCGGCGTACCCCCTGCTCAGGGGTCGCAGCATTGCCAGAACTACGGTGGTGAACAAGTTCGACAACATCGCTGCGCAGTTGTGCTCGTTCATCGAAGCGCACAAGTCCACCAACGAGGCGCTCAAGGCCATGCCCGAGCTCTCCATGTACCTTGGGAGCGAAGTAATGGAAAAGATCGAGCGCAAGGTCTCCCGTGGCGACAAGCAGGGCGCGGCCGAAAAGAGCAAGCCCGCTGTTGACCTGAGCACCGTCGTGTCGGCTGCCGCGGCGCATCGTATCGGGGGTTCGTGACATGCGCTTCGAATCGCATCTTCAAACCAACTACGCCGAGATCACGATCGGCCGAATTGCGTTGCTGTTCTCGTACGGCACGGTCGTCGGCGTCCAGTGCCCCGGTGCGTTTCTACGCTCCATCCATACACCGACTACGACAAAGCATCAGTACAAGGCCGGGTTCGGTACAGCTGCGGTTGTGTCACAAGAGGAGCTTGAACGTCAAGCCACCATGGCCCTTGCGCTGCAGGGTGTGGAGCACGTACAACAACGAATCGAAGGAGAAGAAAAATGAAAGAGAACAAAACCGAGCGAGAGTTGCTGCTCGAAATCCTTGAGCGGCTGATCCGTCTCGAATCCCGCCTGTGTCGTTTCATCATCGAGCAAGGAGGTGACCCGCATGTACACAGTTAAGACCGCCGGCCTCGTCGTGCTTGCGCACGATGCCAAGGCACTGGCGGACCGAAGCGACGTTTCGAAAAGTGACAGGGTGTCACTTTTGGCGGCACACGAGACGTTGATCTCGGCGTCCAGCCTGATTCTCAGGCACGAGGAGGCACAGGTTCCACTTGCGATTTCCGAGCACGTGAACTTCGTTACCAAGTGCTTGCGTAAGTACGGAAGCTGATCTATATTTGATCAAGGCCGACGCAGATCGGCCCTTTTCCACTGAAAGGAATGCCATGAGCAAAGCGAAGCAGATTCGCGACTATGTCGCGTTGCATCCGGGCAGCAGCAACAACAAGATAGCCTACGGAACAGGGCTGACTTCCGCCTACGTCGCTACCTGTACAGGGTATATGTACAAGAACGGCACGCTTAGTCGCACTGCCACGGGGCAGACGTTGTCGGGCGTAGTCGTGTACTCGTACTCAATGGGCCAAGAGAAAAAGCCCAAGCCCCAAAAACAGAAGAACGTTGTTCTATCTGAACCCAAAGTTGAGACGTTGGACAGCCTTGTGGATTCCTTCGTCAACGCTTTTGCCGATCGCATCGCGCAGGGGATCGCCGCCAAGCTGAAGGACGTACTGCCGGCCAAGGTGCAGGGGCTCCTGCCGCAGCCTCCGAAGGTCAGCAGTGAGATGCAGGTGCTGACCGCGCCTGTCGGTCTGGCCATACGTCGCAGGCACGTGGCCATTGTCGGCCTCACTCCGCAGCAGCAAGCCCTTGTCAACGACGAGTTCGGCGATTCGTTCGAGCTAACGTTCTGGTCAAGCGACGGTGCCGGCGATGGGGAACAGCGGTTGAAGTCTTTGGCGATCGCGTGCAACAAGATCTACGTCAACGCCAACATGGTGTCGCACAAGCACGTCAACACGCTCACTGCCATGGGGGCGTGCTACCAGAAGTTCGGCGGCGGACTCACGCAATTACGTGCCATGCTGCACCAGTACTACAAGGACGAATCGTGAACTTCGCGCTAGGAGCAGTCATCACCGGGTTGCTGTTCACTGCGATATTCACAACCAAACCGGTAGAAGAACACTGGCGCCAGTGCGCCCCCGCACAAGCAGGCGAGCAGCTCGTGTCGAGCGTCCAGTACGAAGAGAAAACGGAGTGCTTCTACCAGAAGATGGAACGCATCCGTCGCCACAGCGTGACGAGAAAGGAACAGGTATGAACCGACTCGTTGAACTGACTTGTCGCGGCATGCTCTGGCTCAGTGAATTCGAGCTGGCCATTGCCCAGAAATACTCAACCAATTTCAAATACATGACCAACTGCAAGGAGCGCGTGCACTACTGGCAGAAGGAAGTACGACTTGTGGAGGTGAACAAATGAAGCCCCTAGTGATCTACCACGCCGACTGTACCGACGGCTACGGCGCTGCGTTCGCAGCATGGCTGAAGCTCGGTGATGAGGCTGAGTACGTGCCGATGAATTACAACAGCATCAATCCGGCAGACCTTGCCGATTTGACCGACGACCGTGAAGTTTATATCCTCGACTTCTCCCTGCCCCGCGTGCAGATGGAAAGCGTATTCCGTCTTGCCAAGCGTGTCGTGTGGCTCGACCACCACAAGACGGCGTTCGAGATGTGGTGTAGCAAAGCGCCAGACCTGTTCTTCACTATCCACAAAGAAGCAGACGATCAAAAACATATCGTTCTCGACGACTGCAAATCCGGCGCACTCCTCGCGTGGGAATACTTCCACCCCGGAACCGAAGTCCCGATGCTGATCCAGCACATCGACGACCGTGATCGCTGGGTCTGGGCACTCAACGGCTCGGCTGAACTGCATGCTGCGCTCGGCGCCATGCAGCCGTGGAGCTTTGAAAAATGGCAGGATGTCTTCGAGCTTGCTTCTGACCGTGGCATGCTCGATCTTTATACCGAAGGTGCTGCCATCCTCCGCGCCCAGAAGCAGCACGTCGAGCGCATGGCGAAGCAGGCGCGGAAATGCAGGATCATCAAGACTGAGCCAAAGCCCAATGGCGAACACTGGGAGGCAAACGTGCTTGTCGATGCGCTCGGCCTCGCCGTCAACGCATCACTTCATCAATCGGAGGTCGGTCATGAACTCGCAAACCAAAGCAGCACTTATGGCCTTGTATGGTACGTGGCTGCTGACTGTCGCGTACGCTGTAGTCTTCGGAGCAACGGGGACTACGATGTTAGTAGCATTGCTCGCAGCTTTGGCGGTGGCGGGCATCGTAACGCTGCTGGTTTTGAAACGGACATCGAAACGTTGATGGGGTGGCTTCATGCTTGACTCTCCGATCAAGACCACTCCCGGCACGGTACCCGGTGGGCGCATCGTACATGGCCGTGCCATGAGCGGCAGTCCTGCGTGCAGCGACATCCCTCCACCGGCGCTGGAGCGAGAGATCGAGGCGCGTCCGAAGGAGGAACCACTAGTCAAGGTGGCGAAGCGTCCGATGACGCCGGCAGCACGCGAGCGTCGTTACAAGGCAGCGATGGAAGGTCGCGGTTGGATGGGCACGGCGATGGTGGCTGAACTCACTGGCACGACCAAGGAAGGCGCAGCGCATCATCTGCGCAAGCTGCTTGCCGAAGGGCTTGTTGAAATGAAGCGTGATCTCGGTGTAGGTGGTAACAAACACCACGTCAAATTCTTGTGGCGTTGGTGCTAACGATCAACGGGGCGACGGGCTTAGTCATTTC